GCAATTGTAATGGTATCGCCATCATAAACCTTAATAACGCGACCACCTTGAATCGGAAAAGTGAATTCTACAGTATCTTGCCACGTAATATCGTCGCCGTCTTCATTGAAATTTTTTGGTTCTGGTTTTTCATTTTTTGGAACAGGTTCATTAGTATTTCTTGTAAAATTAAATAGTGAAAAGGGGATGCACATTGTATATAATTACTTCTCTCAGGTAATTATATATTTATTTCATTTTTATTAGAAATAAAAATTAAAATAAAAAATTAAATAATATATTATAATATTTTATAAATGCCATCAAGACCATTTAAACCATATATTGGAAAAAATACATTTGGAGTACTTAAAGAACCTCAGGATGCAGGACAGTATACACTTAATAAAACAGCGGCTGCCAGTTTTTGTAGTCCCGATTTGTGTGTTCCAAGTAAAACAGTTACAACTCAAAGTAGGAGACTCATATTAAGAAAAGCAAATAAGATTTATTTCAGCAGGTGCCAAGACCCGTATAATACAGCAAATTTGAATATTAATTTGGTAACAAAATTGGATTTATCCGGTGTTCCCGTTATTCAACAAAGCGCAACTCCTTATAGTGTCCCAACAGCTTTAGATGTAACTGCTATACCATATTTAGAATATACAATTGACCCCAGTGGTAATTTATTTGGTAATACTATTTGTGGAACAGACAATTTCCAAAATTATTTAGTATTTAATCCTCCGTATACGACAGAAAATCCAGGACATATTAATAGACTTTAATCGTATAGATTAAATAATTTTATATACAAAATATGTGAAAAACAGTGTGATAAATGTTGTTGAACTGACTTTAATTATTAAACTTGTAATTGCTTTATCTTCTTGTTTTTTATTATTATTGTTATTATTGTTATTATTGTTATTATTGTTATTATTGTTATTATTGTTATTGTTGTTGTTATTATTATTATTTTTGATATCAATATGATAGGAGTACACTTCAGTTTTTTTAACCAAAGGTAGCCGTTGTGTTGAATATAAGTCATATTTAAAATTTTCGATATCAATATAATTTCCCCATCCATTTCCAATATAACTCGGTTCAAATTGTCTTACTATTTTGTTCATTTTGTTCATTTTGTTCATTTTGTTTGATTAATGTATTATATTATATTCATAAAATGTTTTAATATGATTATAATTCAATTTTTTAATTAATTAAAAGAATTATCGCTTTTCGCCCATTTTTACAAGCATTTGATTTGCTTTTTTAGAAACCGTTCTATATTTGCGTCCTTTTGAGCTGTATTGGCGAGCTCTAATATACGCTGAGTATACACCTTGTGGACTGACCTTACAAGTATTTTTCTTGCAAATAGGGAATGATTTTTTTGTTCCTAAAAAGCATTTTTTGCCGCATTTTTTGAGCATAATACTTCTTTGACGATAACTGGGTTGTTGATTTTTCCAGCCTCTGGTGGCAGATCCGCGTCCATTTCTACGTGTTTTAGGCATATTTATATAAGTTGACAATATATATTTTTTATATATTATTAAGTATTATGAATAATAAAAAATCACCATCTAATTTTAAAGAACCGCAATTAGGTAGGCTAAAAAAAGACATAATTAATAAACATCATCCGGCACTTGCTAATAAAAATTTTATGGATGATAGATTTATGTCAAGGTCGTCATATGTAGATGAACAAGTAGATGAACCAGAAACTGAAGGAATTGGTTTTGTATTTGAAGATGAAATTGAAGCGGCCTCCAACGATAGTTCTATAAAAGATATTTCTGGTAATATTGTAAAAGATAGTTCTATAAAAGATAGTTCTGGTAACATAATAACTAAAAAATCAAACAAGATAACATATAGAAAATGGACATTCAAAGAAGTAGAAGATGAAATTTGGAAAGATTATTTTTCAGAAAAAGAATATCATTCAAGCGCACTTGATATTCTGGCAACGTATTTAAGAGGCCAAAAACTCATTTATATGGAGTCAAAAAATTTTTGCGAAACGCGATTAAATTTTTTAATGATGCCCGCTATTTTGTTATCAACTGTCGCAACAGTATTATCTTCTGTTGTAAAAGAATATGGATGGGGAATGTATTTGATTGCTGGTATAAATGGAGTAATTGCTTTTCTTTTAACACTTGTCAACTATTTAAAATTAGATGCAACAGCTGAAGCTCACAAAATATCGTCTCATCAGTACGACAAATTACAAACATCTATAGAGTTTCTCTCTGGAACTACATTATTATTTGATTCTGGTAACATTGAAGAAACAAAGAAAACTATAAAACTCAAGTTGGATGATACTGAAAAAAAAATTAATGAAATAAAGGAAACAAATCAGTTTGTAATACCGAAAATGATTAGGACAGTTTATCCGATTATGTACAATACCAATGTTTTTTTGATTATAAAAAAGATAGAAGACATAAGAAAACGTAAAATAAATTCGCTGAAAGAAAACAGAAACCAGAGAAGCTATTTGATTGCTGTATTAAAATCTAAAAAAAACAAGGAGAAAAAGTCATCTCTTAAAAATTTGGAGCTTGAAATAAGTCGATTAATAAAAGAAAAGGACAGACATATTAATAATTTGCTGGTGTTAAAGTCAGCGTTTTCTATTATTGACGATATGTTTATAAAAGAAATGGAAAATGCCGAAAAATATAAAGAAATGAAAATTAGAAGATGGTTTTGTTGTGGTTACGGTATTAAAGATAAATTAATTGACCCGAGAAATACAAATAGTTTTATAGAAGATGTGATGGATCCTTATGGAAGACAAGATAAGTGTTTGGAAGAATTACGAAAACGAAGCGAAATAGAAGAAAAAAGAAAAGAAGCAACAAAAAAAGAATTATTGAAGTATTTTAAAGACAATAAAAAAATGGTAGATTGTTTATATGATAAACTGGAAAAGGGTGAAATTTACAAGGATATAAAATATTGCTCTGATTGCACTGAAGAAAATGTGATGTCTCTTAAAAAAAATAACAATATTGGAGATGTTATCAAATTGAAAGGTGATGATGATACTGTAAAAATTCAAATAGACGATACACACGATGAAAAACGCAGTAAACGGTCCGATTCATCGAATTCGCTTATGGATTTTGATGTTGAATGCCACAATGATACCAAAACAAACAAATAATATAAAAATATAAAATATAAAATATTTTATAGATAAATATAAATATGAGAAATATAAAACCCAAGATAACTATTTTAAAAAAACATAAAAGTAAAGTAGCTAATAAAAATAATAATGCTACAAATGTTTCTAACAATGATGACAATATTGATAATGATTATAATAACAATAATTCTATTAATTCTAATATTAACGAAAATGAATGCCTTATTTGTTTAGAAGTAAATAATAATAATGATGAAAAAACAATAAATTTAAACAATTTAGCGTCTTGTGAAAAGCTATGTGAATGTAACGGTTGGTTTCATAAAAGTTGCTTAGATACTTGGTTCATAATTAAATTTGCGTGTCCAATTTGTAGAAATCCTATTGATAGTTTTACACCATATCAAATAAACCAAATAAACCATTTTAATACTCAAACGCATATACAAATTATACAAACACGGCTTACTAAAAATGATTTTTTGATTATCATTTTTTCGGCATTTTTCATATATTGGTTTTATTTTAATTAATAAATATTGTACACAAAAATTATGTAAAATATTTATTTTTCCGACTTGCCTGAATCGAACAGGCGACAATTTGATTACTTTTTTAGACATCTACAGTCAAACGCTCTACCAACTGAGCTAAAGTCGGGTGGTTAATATTGCTTAACATATTATTAATTGATTTGTCTTTAAGTAGTTTTCAAATACTTATTAATATTTTCTTGTTCTTTTCTTAATTGTTCTTCTTCTTTTTCGCTTCTTTTTTAAACTTTTGGGTTTATTGTTACTTTCTTTCATTCTTTTAACCTTTTTTTTGATTCCCATTGCGCCATCTGTTTTTTCTCTCAATAAATCAATTAATTCCTTCTTTTGTCTAAGTCTTATTGCCAGATCAAGTGCTGTTTCACCGTCCGTATTCGATTGATTTACATCCGCGCCAGCATCAAGTAAAAGTTTGACTGTATCTATATGTCCTTCTTGTACGGCACTGATAAGCGCGTTTTCACCTTGGTCGTTTTTATGTTCTATATTAGCACCAGCATCTAATAACATTCTTACTATATCAGTACATCCATTAAATGCCGCAATAATGAGTGGGGTTTGGTCGATTAAATCATGATATTCTCGGTCGTTAATATTCGCACCACTTTTCAGCAAAAAAGCTACTACATTGACGGCATGACAATCCCTACAAGCCTTCATAATTGCTGTATCATGCTCTCTATCCAATTCATTAATAATATCCGGATTTAAAGCAAATAATCGTTTTACTTCATTCAGGTCGCCATTTTGCGCTGCTTTTACAAATTCAGACATTATATATAGACGATATATATATACGATATATAATGTTTGTAAATTTTTTACATAGTTAATTGAAATTTGTTATACGTTATTTATTTTCTTTTCCTAATTGTTCTTCTTCTTTTTCTTCTTATTCTTTTATTTGTTCCTTGTCTTCTTCTACCACCAACAAGCCAATCGTCAGGAGTAATATCATCATAAGTATAACCAGTAATTTGTAATAGTTTGCGACCGGCTTGAGCATGAGTACTTAATTCTATAATATCACCTCTTCTAAGATCAGGATCATTTTGCATTTGAAATAACGGATCTCCATTATCTTCATAATAAGTCTTAGTTACTTCTATTTGTGGTCCTTCTGTTGAGTCTGAATCTGATTCCATTTATATATAAAATATATATATTATTTTAATTGAAATTCATCATACGTAAATTATTTTTGGTAGCACCAATTTTAGCATTACCATTATTTATAAAACCATTATTATTGCTTTCAAATAACAATTTGGTTGATTTTATTTGCGCTACTCGGTTTCTCTCTTTAATACGTTTTATACGGTCTTCTAAAAGCATTCTGTTATACTCTTCAATAGTCTGAGGCACTTTCACTTCTTGTACATATTCAGCATTTGGATCTTTGTAATCCTTGAAATATTTATTGTAAATGTGACTGTTCTTTACTTGTGGTTCTAATGGCTTCCCTTTAATAGGTTGTTGTTGCTGTTGTTCTTGTTGCTCTTGACCATCAGTTGTCGTCATATATTGTAACACACCGCTTTTATTAACAACCAAATTTAATGAATTCAAAATATCATTATAATTTATTTTTTTCTTTTTTGGCTCTTTCACATTCACATTCACATTTGAGGTTTCCCAATAATTGTTTGTTTGATAACCATTTACATCAAAATTGTTATTATTACCTAAATCATCTATTTCAGTAAAATTAAGGTTCATATTTATAATAATATATTTTTTTACTTATTATTTTACATATTCTATAAAAAAAATATGCTTTTAATATAAATATGTTAAACACATTTATTAAAAATAGAGGAACTACTAAAACTATAATCCACGATAATAATAAAAATAATGTTAATGTGGTTGAATGGGATGCTGATTATGATGGAGATGTTGCTAACATATCACTCGATTTAACGAATAATGGTAATGTTGATCATTATAACCTTAAATTAGATAACGACGATTTAGCCAATATTTTGAATATTAACAGTATTAAAATGCCTATTCATAAAAGGTTGGAAAAGGATTTTAAAAAGGATCATTTAATTAAAGATCCCAGCATGTATAATATTTATCTTGACGATTTTAGATCACCTGCTTTAATACCTATAGCGCCAGAAATGGATAATTATGAACCTGAATCTTTTTCTGAAGAAATATTGCAATCATTAAAACCAAATACTCACGTTTCAAGCCCGCTTCCAAATGAAGAACTAATCATACCTTTAACCATAGATGAAAAAGAATCAGAAATACCA